GACCACACAGCGAGCCATCACGTACAACCCATACAAGTACAAAGGGTTTGTTTACAAAAGCACTGAGGAGCCCTATACTGGCTCACAGGTAGCACGTTTAAATCACAGGAGAGTGACAGTATGTTAATTTTAGACAATCCAATCGAGGACACATTGCGAGCATTCACAGCCCTACGGGACATAAACCTAAGGGACTATGAGGACACACAGGACGCCTATTTCAAAGGCAAAGTGGACGCGTATAATTTGGTCATTAAACACATGGAGGTATTAGCGGATGCTAAAACTACTCAGTGATATTGAAATTGACATTGCATGTATGCTAGATTCGTTTGAGGAGGTCACAGAAGCTGACCTATACGCCCTACAAGTAAAAATTACGAGGTTACACAATGAATATATTCTATCTAGCACACAACCCGAGTGACTGTGCAAAAATGCACTGTGATAAACACGTTGTGAAAATGATCCTAGAGACTGCACAACTGTTATCTACTGCTCACCATGAGCGCGGTAGCACTGCACCGTACAAAAGTACACACAGAAACCATCCTAGCGCTGTATGGGTACGCTCAGGTGTCAAACAGTACAATTGGGCCTACAGGCTCTTAGAGGCTCTGTCAGCCGAGTATACGCTAAGGTATGGCAAGGTACACAAAACTTGGGAACGTTGCTCAGAGGCGCTTAGAGAGCCTCCTGTGGCCATTCAGGACATAGAGTGGTCAGAGCCACCACAATGCATGCCTGAGGAGTGCAAACACAAAAGTACTGTGATAGCCTATAGACGTTACTATGAGCACAAGCGTGCTGAGTGGGCCACCAGAGGCCTTGAGATGAGATGGAGTGCATAGCATGGGTGTATTGATTATTGGTTTTATCATAGCGGTTGTCATAGGTATTCACAGGATGAATGAGGCAGACAGACACCATAAACAAGGTATACAAGGGTTTAAGGATAAAAAAGACAATGGACAATGAAACTATATTTTGGATATTAATTTCAGTAATAGCAACGTTATGGGTGATTGTTGATGAGCTTAGATTGGAGATGCGAGATGAGGACTAACCTAGAGTTATTTCAGGACTTTATGGACAGTGAGATTAGAGGGGCTGAGCGTGCCAAAGGTAACAGGGTGTACAATCACGCCGCAGAGTACTTTTGTGACGCTATGACAGGGACCCTACACAAGGACCCTGAGGAATACCGAGAGTGGCTCATAGCGCTAATGGAGGCCTTCAGGGACGCACGTATGGACACCATAGGAACACTGCTGTATACTACGGTCTATCAGGACATTATCAAGGACTATGAAACTGGAAAACTGGAGTTTTTAGATTATGAAAATTAAGGATGCGTTTATCACTGACAATGAGGAGCTATTGGAGCTTGAGGAGGCACGTAAGACCTTCAGAGGCTATCTGGTCAAAGAGTTAGTAGAGCGTGACCTAGAGCTGATGACCATGGGTGAGGTGTATCAGAAGGCCTCTGAGTGCCTTTTCAACGAATACATGAAGCTGAGCGACAACAAGTTAAAACTAAGGTTCAATGATGCCTTTAGAGGAGAATATGACGATGAGGTGTAAAGCTTGTAATTCAATTTTGGATGATTATGAGTTACTACAATATGACAAAGTAACAAAATTACCACTTGACATGTGCTTAAGTTGCTTAGCAGTCAGTGACAAGACCCTAAGTGACATTGAGGCGGTGGTTGACACCTATGTCGATAGGGAGTATAATGATATGGAAGAGGTGTTCGAACAGTATGACGAAAATTTAATGTAGATAATGTTTGACAATCTTTTGAATAGGCAGTATAATATTAAGTATCCTAAGGTTAATACCTTTATGTATATCATTAAAGTATAATCTTAGGTAAACCATAGTAAACTAAAGGAGCTAAACTATGTCAGTTTTACAAGGTACGGTCGCTTTTGCTAATTTGGATCAGCATGAAGTGTTTAACGGTCAGTCAACGGGTAAATATTCCCTAGTCCTGACCTTGGATGATCCAGAGGCTGAAGTACTGGCCAAGAATGGTGTCAAACTTCGTGAGTACGAAGGTGTGAAACAACGTAAGTTTTCAACCAAGTACCCTGTGGAGGTCATTGATGGTGATGACGAGCCTTTCCGTGGTCGCTTGACCCGTGGGTCCAAAGTAAAAATCCTGTACGCTGAGGGTAAACCACACCCAGTACACGGCACACCTACCTACTTAAACAAGGTACGTGTCCTTGAGGTTGCCGAAGGTTCTGAAGGTTCGGAGGACTTCTAATGAGCCAAGCAGAGTCAAGCTTTGTTCGTCATGAGCCATGCCCCAAGTGTGGCTCTAAGGACAATCTAGCAAGGTACTCTGATGGACATGCCGTCTGTTTTTCAGGCGGCTGTACATACTACGAACATGCCTCAGGTGAGGTCATTGAGTTTAAACGTAAAGTGGAGTCACCCTTGACTGAACAAACAGGAGTAACAGCGGCGATTAGTGACCGTAGGATTTCACAGGACACCTGTAAAAAGTTTAGTGTCACTGTGGAGTACGGTACTGACGGCCACATAGTTAAACATCACTACCCCTACTTTGACAAAAGCACAGGGGAGCTACGTGGGTCAAAAACTCGCATTGTGGATAACAAACAGTTTTTTGCTCAGGGTTCCTTTGATAACGTTGGCCTGTTCGGTCAGCAAGCTTTCAAGGAAGGTGGTAAGTACATTACAATTGTTGAGGGTGAGCTGGATGCCCTAGCGGTCAGTGAAATGTTTGACGGTAAGTGGCCTGTGGTGTCAGTACGCTCAGGTGCGGCAGGGGCCGCTAAGGATATCAAAGCTAACCTTGAGTGGCTTGAGTCCTTTGAAAACGTTGTGCTGTGCTTTGACAACGATAAGGTAGGACAGGAGGCCGCACGTCAGTGCCTTGACCTGTTCAGCCCAAACAAAGCTAAAAACGTAGCATTGAGCCTAAAGGACGCTGGTGAGATGCTGAAGGAAGGCAAGGTACGTCAATTTGTACAGGAGTGGTGGAATGCTAAAACTTATCGTCCTGATGGTATTGTTGCAGGTGTTGATACATGGGATCTGGTGGTTGAGCAGGAAAACATCGTCAGTATTCCGTACCCTTGGCAATGCCTTAACGAACTTACACACGGCTTTCGTCAAAAGGAACTCGTAACGATTACGTCAGGCTCAGGCATGGGCAAGTCACAGATTGTCAGGGAGCTACAGTACTACCTACTGGGGGCTACCAAGGACAACATAGGCATCCTAGCCCTTGAGGAGGATATACCTAAGACTACCCTAGGGCTTATGTCCCTTGCGGCTGAACAACCGTTACACCTAGACAAAACCATTACACGGGAGGAAAAACGCAAGTACTGGGAACAAACAATGGGCACTGGTCGTTTCTTTCTGTTGGATCACTGGGGTTCGACACACGAGGAAAACCTATTGTCCCGTGTCCGCTACATGGCCAAAGGTTTGGACTGCAAGTGGATTATACTTGACCACCTTAGCATTGTTGTCAGCGATCAGGAGCAAGGGGACGAGCGTAAGGCCATTGACAGCATTATGACCAAACTACGTAGTCTAGTGCAGGAGACGGGTGTAGGGTTGTTCCTTGTGAGCCACCTCAGACGGCCCTCAGGCGGCAAAGGACACGAGGACGGTGCTCAGGTATCCCTAGCTGACCTACGTGGCTCAGCGGCCATTGCACAGCTTAGTGACATGGTTATAGGACTAGAGCGTAATCAGCAACACAAGGACGAGGAGGTACGTAACACCACCACGGTACGTGTGCTAAAAAACCGCTTTGCGGGCTTGACAGGACCTGCCTGTTACCTGTATTATGATAAGGGCACGGGGAGAATGACCGAAACGTCATGCCCTATCACTGACGACCAAGGGAATAGTGAGTTTTGAAACAGGTAGTTTTTGACATAGAAGCCGATGGCCTCAAGCCTACTCAAGTGTGGGTAGTGGTGGCTCAGGAGCTTTGCACAGGCGAAACCAAGGTGTTTATGAAGGACACACTGGCTGACTTTGCACACTATGTGAAAACTGAAGTAAAGGAGGTGATTGGACACAACATCATTGGGTACGACATCCCAGTGTGCCAACGGTTGCTAGGGGTTGACTTTAGCCACTGTAAGGTTACTGACACACTTGTTATGTCACGCCTAGCTAACCCACAACGTGAAGGAGGGCATTCACTTGATAATTGGGGAACGATATGCGGATCAGCCAAAATGGAACACAACGACTGGTCTTGTTTGTCAGAGGATATGGTGGCTTATTGTAAGCAAGATGTTAGCCTTAATGTGCTGGTGTACAAAAGACTGCTCAACGAACTTAATGGTTTTGGAGACGAGAGCATATGTCTTGAACATGAAGTACAGACGATTATTGCAAAGCAGATTGAAAACGGATGGCTACTAGATCAACAACACTGTTTTTTATTATTAGCAGAACTTAAGGAGAAAAAGTATGAGCTTGAAGAGCAAGTACAAAAGAAATTTATACCTATTGCAACGTACGTTAAAACGATTCAGCCGAAAGTTAAAAAGGATGGTGCGTTCTCCACAGTCGGCCTGAAGTTCCTAGGTGACAATTGGACGGCGGTGTGTGGTGAGTTTAGCCGCATTGAGTGGCCTGAGTTTAACCTAGGTTCACGTCAACAGATTGGCAAGTACCTCCAGCGTTTTGGATGGAAACCTAATCAGTTTACGGAGACTGGTCAGCCCATAGTGGACGAAAAGGTACTGTCACAAGTTAAGGACATACCTGAGGCCGCTTTGATCGCTGAGTACCTTTTGGTGCAGAAACGGATAGCTCAGGTACAGTCGTGGCTTGACGCTGTGGAGGATGACGGTAGGGTACATGGGTACGTTAACTCCAATGGAGCAGTAACTGGACGCATGACCCACAGCTCACCCAACATGGCTCAAGTCCCTGCGGTATACTCACCTTACGGTAAGGAGTGTAGATCCTGCTGGACAGTCCCTAAGGGCTACACGCTCGTGGGCTGTGACGCAAGTGGTCTTGAGTTGCGCATGCTGGCCCACTACATGGACGATAAGGACTATACCAATGAAATTATCAACGGAGATATTCACACGGCAAACCAGCTTGCTGCTGGACTACCAACAAGGGATAAAGCAAAAACTTTTATCTACGCTTTCCTGTATGGAGCAGGAGACGCTAAGATCGGAAGTATCGTGGACGGAACTAAACGAGACGGTTCAAAACTTAAAGCAAAGTTCCTCAGTAACACGCCTGCTCTTGCTGCTTTACGAGACAGAGTTGGAACAGCTGCTGCAAGAGGCCACCTTTATGGACTTGATGGAAGGAAACTCTTTATCCGATCAGAACACGCCGCCCTGAATACTTTACTTCAGTCAGCGGGTGCAATTATCATGAAGAAAGCCTTGATTATTCTTGATAAATATGCTACAATATGGGGTATAGACTACAAATTCATAGGGAATATACACGATGAGATTCAAGCGGAGGTCAGAGCTGACCAATCAGAAGACTTCGGTAGATTGGCAGTTGCAAGCATTGAGGCCGCAGGAAACCACTTCGGACTCCGATGCCCCTTGTCAGGAGAGTTTAAACTTGGAGCAAGTTGGGCAGAAACCCACTGATTGTAACTTAATAGGGGACATGGCTGAGCATTACGCAGTCACATGGCTTTGGGATAACGGCTACCAAGTGTTCAAAAACTGTGGATGCACTGGACCTGTAGACCTTATAGCCATGACACCCGAGGGTGACTTGTTACTGCTGGACGTTAAGTCACACCCAAGTACAAACTTATGTGGTAGAACAGATTTACAAAAGAAGCTAGGTGTGCAATATTTACACTTTAATTCTAAAACTAGGAAAATGCGCTTTGTGGAGCATCAATCATGAAAAATATACACACACTAGTGGACGACATTTACAAGCTGATGGAGACTAAAAAACCTGATCGCTCTGTAGATCCTGAAGCTGAAATTGAGAAGTTTGGTGAGGCAGTTAAGGACCTTATGCGTAAGGAGTTCACTAGTCGTGGCTTTGATGGACGTAAGCTACGTTTGTCAAACATTGGACGTGATGATCGTTACCTGTGGAACCATTACAACGGCACTTCCAAGGAGAAGATGAAGCCACATAACTTAATTAAGTTTATGTATGGTCATCTCATTGAGGAAATGCTGTTGTTCCTTGTACGCATGTCAGGACATGAGGTTACTGATGAACAGAAAGTATGTGAAGTGGAAGGCATCGTTGGTCACATGGATTGCAAAATTGACGGTATTGTCACTGACGTTAAGTCCACAAGCAGCTATGGCTTTAAAAAGTTCAAGGACGGTACACTGGCCTTTGACGATCCATTTGGTTATATAGACCAGATCAAAGCCTATGCACATTCCGAGGGCGCTACTGAAATCGGTTGGTTGGCTATGGACAAGCAGAACGGCCACCTAACGTATCTTAAGTACGACCTAGAGGATACTAACGCCCCTGTGTATGAAGTACTTAAGGAGTCCATTGTTGACCGAGTACAATACATAAAAAAGTTAGTGGAGCAACCTCAGCCCCCAGCTTTCTGCAACGAGCCTATCGAAGACGGGAAATCTGGAAACTTAAAGCTCGCTACAGGTTGCTCGTATTGTCAGTTCAAGCAAGATTGTTATCCAAACTTAAGGGTCTTCTTGTACTCTACAGGACCAAGGTTCTTAACAAAGGTCGTAAATGAGCCTAAGGTACAGGAGATAAAGCTTGAGCAAATCGACTAAAAACTACGGTATCTATCGGTCAGGACTGGAGAAGAAGTTTGCTGAGTTGACACCTAGGGGTATGTTTAAGTTTGAACCTTTTAACATCCCCTACACAATCCACAGAAACTATAAGCCTGACTTTGTTTTTGATGATTACTTGATTGAGTGCAAAGGGTACTTTAGAGTTGGAGACACACAGAAGTACACCTCAATCAGGGACAGTTTATTATTTCAGGAGTTAATATTCGTGTTGTCAGACCCAAACAAAAAACTTAGGAAGGGAGCAAAGATGACTATGGGACAGTGGTGCGATAAGGAAGGTTTTAAACATTTCACTTTACAAACCATTGATGATCTGTTAAAGTACATTAAGGATTCTAAAGATGTCATGGACTTTTGATGAGCTGAAGGACAAGGTTGCTAGAGCTTATGATGTAATCCTCCTGTGTGAAATACTTGAGATTTCCGAGGAGGACATACTTGACAGATTCGAGGACAGGTTCCTAAATAACATAGAAGTTTTTGAGGAGGAAATTGACAATGAAACTTAATGACGCAACACCAGAGCAGTGGGATGCAGTAACTAAACCTAAGCACTACAACACTGGAGGCATTGAGGCCATTGATTATATCAAGCAACAGTTAGGTGAGGG